GAATAGGTTCCGCCTGGCGCTTCCCACTCGCTCGTCTTGTCTCCCCTTCCCTTTTTCCAGGGTTCGTCACCACCGCCACCGCCCGATTTGGGAGGAGCCGAGGGAAAGTCCGGGAAACCGCCCGCGCCGCCAACAGAGAAGGGGAGTTCTTTCTTGGAGGGCACGCCTGCCAAATTGCGGGCTACGTCGAGCAGTCTCTGTATCTCCGCTTCCCATTTGTCCCGGTCTGCCAGCGCCCAAGCATTGCCCGCCGCAAGCCGCCGCTGGAAGTTCGGATCGCCGAGCTGCTGCCGAAGTTCGCGGACGCGGGCAATCGGCACAGACGCCCCGGAACCGAGCGCGGCATTCGTGTCCATGTTTTGCTGATTGGCGGCAATGTTGTCTTTCGCCGTCTTGTTCATCAGCCATCCGAAGCCAGCCGCCGCAAGCAGTCCGCCCGTCGCCGACGCCGTAACACCAAGAGACACCAGCGCCGTCTTCATAGTCGCGATGAAGCCGACGAACTTCGCAGCCGCGCCGCCAACGAGCAGGATACCTGCCGTCCATTCTGCGATCTTCAGGTAACTCTCCCGCACTTCTGGTGTGAGGTCTTTCCACTCTTTCAGCAGCCCATGTACGTACTGAATCGCGTCTCGTAGAACCGGCAGGAGTTTCTCCCCAATCTCAATAGCGACGCCTTGCAATTCCTTTTTGGCGATTTCGAGTTGCGCGTTGAAGCCTTTGTTCTGTTCGTTGAGTGCCTTCGTCGCCTGGCCTACGCCGTCCTCCGCCTCTCCCATGCCCTTCAGCGCCTCGGTGTATTTGCGCCCCGACTCGTCGGTCAGCGAGAGGAGCGCCTTCATGCCGCGCACTTCGGGGATCAGTGCGACGAACGCCTGCTTGTTCGCGCCGATCTTGGCTTCCATCTGCTCCAGGACGCCGGTCAGCCCCTTCGCCTGCACGGCTGCAATCCCATGCTCGATGCCGAAGTACTTCATGACCTCGGTGCTTTCCTTGCTTGGTTTCACGATGTGCGTGAGGAGTTGATTGAGTGCAGTAACGGCCTCATTGACATTGATACCGCCGCGCGTCATCACCGTCAGCGCCGCCCCGACCTCCTGCAAACTCACACCCGCAACCTTCGCCATCGGCAGCACATCGCCCAGCACGTTCCCCAGTTCCCCGAAGGTGTTGACGCCGAGGTTGACTTCCTGGAAGAGAACGTCCATCGCCTGCTTCGCGCTGGTGACGCCCGATATGCCGGAGTTCAGAACCGCCATCAGGACTTTGCTGCTCGTCGCTGTGTCCGTCATGCCTGCCGACGCGCCGAGCGCGGAAACCTTCAGTATCTCCAACGCTTTCGCGCCTTCAAAACCGGAGGAGACCACATCGTACAAGCCTTTCGCCAGGTCGGTCGGCATCTGGCGGATGTTGGGATCGTCGGCAATGCCCTTCACACTCTCCTTGAGCGAGTCGAACTGCTTCTGTCCGAGTAGGGCAATCGAGTTGACATTTCGCATCGCCTGGTCAAAATCGCCCGCCGATTTGACCGCCCCACCGAGCGCAACCGCTATGCCTGTGCCTGCCGAGAGCATCGCCGTGCTGAGTTGCTTCACGCCCGCGAGCGTCTTCTGCATCTGCTGCTCGGTGTCTTTTTGCACCTGCGTGAGCGACGCCTTAATATCCGTGACGATGCCCGCGAACTCCGTTCGGATTTTCGCGCGGTCAGCGGCCAGTTGTTTGAGTTCTAAGGCGACTTGCGCCCGAACGGTTCCAAGATCGGCGTTGCCTGCCATTCAGATTCTCGCTTTACCAGTTCGTCACTATTACGCCACGAGCCGGAACTTTATTCATGTAGGTGAGCATCCCATCCAATTGCGGCCAGGAGAGTTCCGTATCAATCTTGTCGAACGTATAGGCCGAGTATCGGTCACAGAGAGCGCAGTAGAGCGTTCCCCAGTCCGACTCCTCGACCCCTACGCGTTTTTTGCGTCTTCTCCGAGCGCGATCCCGGTAAAGCGCTTGACGACGGCTCTGCCCTCGTCAGCATCGAAGGCGTCGAGTATCTCGTCTTCGTTCGCAGGGCGGAACCCACTCCCTTCCGTCTTATAGAGCAGTTGGGTCAACAGGACGATCAAGAAATTAAACCCGGTCTCTTCCTCATCGTCGGTTTGCCGTGCCTTGAATTCGCGCACCATCTGGCGTTGCTGCCGCAGCTTCATCGCCCGCGCCCAAAAGCCGTTTTCCAGGTCTACATAGTCGCCTGCAATCTCTTCATGCGATTTGCGCTCGGTTGCTGTCTCCTGCCGCTGCGAGGCTGCCGCCGCCTCCATCTTGGCGATGATCGCATTCTCCGGGTCGTCCATGCCTGGATACCGAGTCGCCTCCATTATTGCTGTCTTTCGCATATCGCTTTCGATCCTTTCCTAGAGAAGAGGCCAGCGAGACGCGGAGCCTGCTGGCCTTAGAATGTGGGTATCCGCCACCTACGGAATGCGGCGCATCTCCCAGGGCGTGCGTGCCCCGCTGCCCGTCCCGTCGTCCTTGCCGTAGACATTAAAGGTCAGGTCATGCGTCACGAAATCGCCGATCTTGCCCTCGATAGAGAAGTTCGGGATCGTGATGTTGTAGGCGTAGACATGCCAGGTCGGATCGTTGGCATTGAAGGCGTGCATATTGAAGGGCTGCACGACCGTCCCGGAATTCGCCGTGATGATCGTGGACGCGCCCCCAAGCGTGGAGACCGTGGGCGGCAGTTTGCCCGTCGTCAGTGCGTATGCCGTGATGTCGAAGGCGGTTCCGGCGTTGTTGACGAGCGCATAGAGCTGCGCCGCCCCCGCCAGAAGCGCACTAGCGTAACTCGCACTGGTCATGTACCAGGTCACCGAGGTGATGCCCGACGGCAACGCGCCGAGCGTAGTCACGGCGATCTTCTGGGTCGCGCCAGTCACCTGCGCGGTTGTCACCGGAGAAACCTTCGTCTCCCCGTAGGCGTTGACATAGCTGTAGGCAACCCCCACATAGCCCGCTGTGAAGTTGGAAGTTCCTGTGCCCGGCGTGAGCGTCGGTCCCGCCACCGGATCAACCTGCGCGGCCAGGGCGCTTTTCGTCATCCCGCGAACGAGCATGAACTCTTCGAGTTGAATGTAGGCCATCTTCGCCGTGACGCTGATCTTGCGCCCCGACTGCATGACCGCGCTCGCGGTGTAGCCCGTCTCGTCCATCAGTTCCTTGTATTCGAGGTTATCGTCGAGTTTGAAGTCCTGTAACGCCCCGAAAATGGTGTCATCTGGCACGAGCACGGTTCCCCGCATGACGCCGCGCCAATCCGCTGCGCCGGTCGGCCCGATGATTTTTCCTGCCCCTGTTGGCATAGTCGTAATCTCCTTTGCCGTTCCCGGCGGTCATAGTCGTTGGTTAGTATTGCGCTTCGCAGAATTCCCACCGCTGCAAGAGCGCCCATTCGTTTCGCACGTCGTCATACAACTCCATCGGCTCGGAGAAGGGGTTCGCGTGGAAGAATTTCCCCTTCGCCATCGGCAGCGGCGGCGCTTCCTGTCGCACATCCAGAAGGACAGTCACCGCCTCTAAAATCAAGTCGAGGTTCTTCGCGGACGGCTCTTTTGTCCAGACCTCGAACTCGAAGAGTGGATAGCCAACGGCGAATCCTTCCCCGAAGCGCTTGTCCGAGACGCCCGAATTGGAGCGGTAGACGACGCAGGGCAGAGCGACCGTCTTTGCGCGATTGCCCTTGATGACTGCCGGATAACCTGCTCTGTCCGGATCATCGGCCAGGAGCGACTTAAGCGTCTGCTGCGCGGTCAGAAAGTCACCCGTCAACGCCGGAGACTCCCCGCCCGCCAACCGCTTATAGATCGCATCCCGCAGCGCTTTGCTCAAGGCTCATTCTCCGTCAGTATGTCCACGCCTGCCCGGTATGCTTCACCAGGATTTCCAGGATACGCGCCCGGTTGTTCTCAATCGCAGGCCACAACCAGGCGTATTTGCCGCCGCGCGCGAGTTCGAGATAGATATCGTAATCCATGCCTGCCGAAAGCACGATGGTGATCAGTTCTGCCGTCTCCTGCACGATCTCGCCCCGCGTGGAGACATCCGTCGCGCCCGTGTCCGGCTTCCAACTATGATGCCCCTTCGCGTAGGTCTCCAAGAGCGCGGCAATCTCTTCGGCAGCCGTATGCGCGCCCTTGTGCAGCGCCGCGATCCGAGCGTCCAGGTTGTGCAGGACGGTCTCTAGCCCGGTAATGATGATCTCTGCCATCAGCCGATGATCTCCGTGTCTACCTGCATGGTGTACTCGTAGGTTCGCACCGAGAGCACGTTATAGTCCGAGCCGCCCGCCACGGAGAGCCGGTAGCGTACCTTGCTCTGCGGATTGGGCAGGATGGCTGGAAAGGGCGGATCGAAGACGAATAGTTGCAGTTCCCGCGTCTCGCGTCCTGCCCCTTGCTCTTTCTCCAGGAGGCTGGTCGTGGAATAGAAATGCTGTCGCGCCGTTGCCGTCCCAATGGTCGTCTCCGCCTCCGTCGTGTCGCCATTCGCGTCTTTCGTGCTCACTACGCTCTTGATCGTCACGCTCACATCATAGGCGTCGCTCATCTCTGTTTGCCTCGATACCAGAACAGAATCGAAAACCAAATCAACCGGGTTGCCTGCATGGACAGATAGCAAATAACAAACCGGATCAGTAATTCATAGGCGTCTGCCATTGTCGCTATTTCTCCAAATCCAGACTGCCACAATCCATGTGATGACGACCAGGGCGACGAGCGCGCCGCCGATAAACCAGAGTGTCAAAGTCCTCACCCCATCCTGAGCAGTTTGTAGGTTGAACCTGCCGCCGTGCAGAAGATCATTTCCCACGTGGCCTTGAGCGTGCCGAGCGGGTCTTTACCGAACTCCTTACTCACGTCGCCCTCTTGCCAGCGCATCACGCCCTTGCTCAGATTGCCCTCGATCTGTGGCGAGAGCCAGGAGGCCGCACCCGCCAACTGCGCCTGTTTCGCGCCATCAGGAAGCGCCCCATTCGCACAGAAGCCGAACGTCCCGACAACGACAATGCTGCGCGGCAGGCCATAGACCGGACCGAGGAATTCCAGCCCGCGATACGGCTTCCCTTGCGCCGGGTTATTCTCCGGCCAGAGAAAGAAGTCGGTATCCAACACCTGCACATTCCCGCCATACGTTACCGAAGTGAGCGAGACGAGCCCCGTGTCCAGGTCAACTAGGCAGGATTGTTGCGGGTCATATTTGCGCGTCGAGTCCACCGCCGCCGCCTCGAAAGGTACGTAGCCGGTCGCCTGCTCGAACCGGTCTTTCGCGGCGGCCAGCGCCCCGGTGAAGTCGAGCAGCGCCTGGTACGCATCCGGCGGAACGGCAACAAGCCGCGCCGCTTGCAGATAGGTCTGAAGTTCCGTCGCGGTTGCCCAGGAACTCGCTGGTACAACAGGGCCACTCGCGCCCATTCCCCCGATTAGCATTGAATTAGGCATAGTTTAGATCACCTGCGTCACATCGCCGTCACTGTCCATCGTCACTGTTTTGGTGTGCAGTATCGTCGTGCCGTCCGTGCCGTAGTAGGCAATACTGCCCGTGCCCGGCAAGGCACTCGGAGGTGTGTAGACGATCTTCCCATAGGTCGCATTCCAGCCTGCCACCAGCGCCGCGCCCAGACTCCCCACTACAGGGGTGCTTGGTAGCGATTGCGTAAAATCAATCGTCATCGCCGCGCCGACCGCCGCAGGATTTGCTGGCAGATTGTCTGTCTTCGCCTTGATAGCGGTCACATTCGCATCTGAGGCCGTTGTCACCGCTGCCGTCACACTTCCTACCGAACCCGTCACACTCCCTGCGCTCGTAATCGTGCCCGCCTGGTAGTCCACTGCGTCTAGTTCGATCTCTGCTGTCGTGACGACCATGTTCGCCGCCCCGCGCAGCAGAATCGTAGTGGACGCCCCGGAGGCTAGCGCCGCATTCGGCAGCCCAAGTTCGTATAAGCCGGGGAAGTTTGTCGCGTCCACCTCCTTAAAACCGCCACTTGACCAGGTCCCCACAGTGCCCGCAGAAAGTGAAATCGTCGTTACTGTCGCATCGGTTTCCCGAATGTATGCCGCCGACAGCCCCGCTGAATTGTAAACCAGCCCGGTCAGCCCGGAGCCGTCTAGCGCCGTCATGTCCGCCAGGAAAACTCGGATAATTTTGGAGGTGGTCCCGCGCTTGAGTTTGAGTTTCACGAGCCGAGACCTCCGTTCGTTCCGCCGCTACGCCGTCGTAATTTCTGCCGGATGGCGGACACTACCGCCGAGCCTATCCGTGCAGACTGGAAAATGCGAGGATGCGTCCCGTCCCCGCTGGTCTGCGTTCCGCCCGCCACCGGTGTCGTCATTCCGAGCGAGAGCGGAACCCCCAGATCAATCAGGAAGGCGCGGTTGTCAGGCGTCGCCGCCTGATACGCAGCAAATCCGGAGGCAATCGCACTGGTTTTATACTGACCGACCGGGTATATCACAAAAATGTAGGAGAGCGGAGCCGCTGCCCGCACCGCTGCCAGCCATGCTGTGACTGTCGCCGTTACCACATTGTCAGCGATAGGCGTCAGACCGTCGTTCGTGCCGTGTATGGAAACGATGTAGTCGGGCGCGGGTGAGAGAAGCCCGCCGACAAGCCGGGTCACGCCATTCCAAAATCTATTCCAGGCCGACGATGCGGGCGTGGTAGTATCGTACAGCATCGGCACGTTCCCCTGCCCCGCCTTCGCGTACCCCTGCCCGCCATAACAGAGCGACGCGTATTCCGCATCCAGGCCTACCGCAATGGCCGGTACGGCACACTGCGTTGCATCGCTTAAAACTGTGTTTCCGGTCACCCCGAACGTAGTTCCCTCTCCAATCGAGTCCCAAAACACAAGCAGGCGCTTCGGGCGCAGCGTCGGCGCAGAGAAAACGCCGTTCGCCGTCAGGCTATTGATGACAACCAAATTCACAGGGGTTGTCCAGCGATCTATCGTGCTGTTAGTCGAAAGTATGGCTATCTCCAGTGTGTGCGAACCCGCCGCCAGCGTATTCGACAGAACAATCGAGGTGTCGGTACTCAGCAGTTGTCTGTCAACAATCGCGCCGCTGTCGAAGCAGTACCTTAACGTTGGATAACTGCCCGCCGCCACCGACGCCGCCACCAACGCCGACACATCCACTGCCATGCTCACAATCGTACCAGTCACGACGGTTTTGAGCGGGTTCCCCGGCGCGTTGCACTTAGCAGAGGCCGATCCTGTCAGCAGCCAACTCAAGCCCGCGATACTGAAAAACAAAGCCGGATTGTCCGGCGTCACCGTCTGATTGACCGATAAGATTGCCGTTGCCGTGCTGCCGGTATCGGTCACAGTCGTTATCTTGCCGACTGCACCGCCTGTGACCGTGATCGTCGCCGAGGTTGCGCTGGTGACGTTCTGTGCCGTGATCGTTGCGCCTGCCGAGACAGTAAAGGGGCTTCCGGTGAAGTTCGTTCCTACCCCCGTGATCGTAATGACATTCCCAGAGGTGGCATTAACGACCGCGTTAGGGGAAAGCGTGATCGTCGGCGTCAGCAGGGGAATGTAGGCTTTCGCGCCTGTATTGGCATCTACCAGCACAAGGCTCTGAACCGTCGTCCCTGGCGTCAGCGCGATGGTGGCATGGGTGTCGTCCGTGACCGTGATTGTGCCCAGCGTCTCATTCGCCATCGTGAATTTGGGCGACGCACCTCCCGTAAATGTCGTGCCCGTCCCCACGACGGTGATCGTCTGTGCACCGAGCAGAGTCGAGAGCGACGCCACGCCCCCCGACGTCGCCGTCATCGAGGCCGCATTATCATAGTAAGTCGTCACGCTGGCAACGTGATTCGGAGTGTTTGTGCCTGTGTAGTCCGCCACGAATCCGCATCTGCCCGACACCTGCATCGCGGCAGTAGTGTCCGTGCGGGTGTTAGTGATTAGCGATCCGCCATCTGTGATGTTTTGGATGGTGGCAACAAGTGTCGTCGTGCCGGAACCGGTTGCCGATAGGGTGAACTCCCAGTCCTTGCCGATGGTCGCCGTGACCGCAGCGGTTCCTAGGCTCGTTAAGACACCCGCAACACACTTATAGATCGTGATCGAACCGGCACTGCTGGAAAAGTTAGCCATATAGCAGTTATTGGAAACTGCTCCATCCGCGCCGTCCCCACGCACGATCAGGTAATAATCGTTGTTAGTGGTGAAGTCCGTACCGGTACGCAACACAATCTTAGTGTGAAGGGCATTCTCGACTGCGGGGCGCATGATCTGGTAAACGATATGGCGGCTTCCCACTGTCGCCACCGAGCTCAGTAGTTTGTTACCGCTGATCTTGTAGGCTGTTCCGGCCTGGTCTATCCAGTTGTTGCCAGCGCCCGACGTGGAGAAAGCTGACGCCCCGTAAGAGGTGTCAGGGCGCGTGAAGTTGTCGGTAACTAGGGGTTGCCAGGTTGCCATTCCGTTGCCTTATCCGCCTACGCGCTATCTGCCTCGGACGTGTTCGCCTTCGGTTGCTGCGGGGTAGGCTCCGCTGCATTCGGCAGGTGCTCCGCAGGCGGCGGGGGAGCCGGGTGCGCGGCTTTCTTATTGGCGTCCGCCTGCGCTTTCGCCAGAGCTGCGGCTTCCCGAATGGTTTTGGCCTGCTCGGTGATGGTTTTGCGCTGCGCCTCGTTCTCCTGCTGCCATTTCGCCGCCGCGTCTTCGAGTTTGATGACCTCCGCTTCCAAATCCGCGATGCGTTTCTCCTGCGCGGAAATCAGCGTCTTGGCCCCCTCGAACGCAGTTTCGGCCTCCGTCAGGGGCTTCTCTGGGATCGTCGTCGCGCCGTTATCCTTCAGGCCGATCTCCCGCGCCAGCGAGAGGGGAATGCGCCGTCCGGCTGCGCCCAGCACGAACGCGCCGCGCGGATCGCCCGCTTTCACGGCATAGCCATCGGCAGAAACGTGGAGCTCTTCGGAGAGCGTATACATCTGCGGCTCTTGTGCGTCCACGCGCCCCAGTATTTCATCTCTGGTGAGTGCCATTTCAGGATTTCCTTTCTTGCTTTGCAAGGGCTTCCTTGTAGAACTGGACTTCGCATTCCAACTCCCGAATGCGTGCCAGCAGGAGATCTCGCGCTTGTGACGCCTCGCGCATGGTCTCGCCCGGCTTCCGCAAGTCAAGGAGGTACATCGGCTCCCCGCCTTGTTTGTTCGGGTTGTCTATCAGGCCATACTCGGCGATTTCCATAGCGAGGCGATCCTTATTATCCTCAACTCTGGTAGAAGTCGAGAATCACATCATTGCCGTTGAGCGCGGAGTTCAGGGTTGCAGTATTGCTCTCCAGCACGGTGGAACTAACAGCAACAGTCGGCGCCGTGCCCTCTTTCGTGCCGTTGAGGTAAGCGGCAATCACGCTGTTTCGAGAGAGCCGCGCCGGAAGTCCGATCTTCGCGCCGTACCCGATGGCCGTCGTGGCGCCGGTTCCGTCGTGTGCCGGAATGGTGATCGAGGTAATGGACGCGAACGCCTTACTGCCGGTCACGATGCCCGCCGTATCCACCGTGAAAGCCGGAAGCGTCTCGGTAATGACCGCGCCTTCCGCGTTCGTTCCCGTGATGACGACCTGAATGGCCTTGATGTCGGTATTGGTTCCGCCTGCGGTCGCCGTGACGTTGCGCGGGGATGTCGGCTGCGTGATGCCCGTCGTGATCGTCTGCGGCGCGCCATTATCGGTCACGGCGGCATGTGCCATCGCGGCTGTTCCGAGCGCAATGGCGGACACCAGATAACTCCAGATGTCGCCGGGCAGGTTGAGTACGCCTTTGGGTCTAGTGATGCTCATCATTCTCCTCCGGGAGTTTCAGGAGGGAAGCAAGTTGCCCCCTCCCTAAATCGCGACTGCACTCAGATGCCGGTGGTTTTGGCGAACGCGGCTGCCCGATAAATGGCGAGCAGCAGGTATTCCTCTGCCCGCAGCGTCTGTTGGTTGCGAACAAAGTCGTCGTTGACATAGCCGGCGTCAATCCGCATCTGCAACGCCCGCTGGATTTCGCTATACATTTGGAAATCGCCGGAGAGTGCCGTGCCTTCGGTTTCGGCGGTGGTGACGATGATGGGTTTGCCCCACAGTCGCTCAGTTCCCGCCTCCGAGGGCGGACCCCACAGGTAGATACCGTCTGCCGTAGTCGTGAGCCGGATGTCCTGCCAGTCGTTGGGATGGATAACGACGCCAGAAGGCTCCGCAAATCCGGTGAAGCGAATGAGCGTGAACGATTTATAGATCGCATCCGCCGCCGAGTCTGCCCCCTTCGCCTGCGTTTGAACCCCGGTTTTTGTCAGGAACCCTTGCAGTGCCGGAGGTGTGCCAGAGCCTGTCAGCAACTGAACTTCCTCTTGCAACATGAGCATGAGCATGAGGCGGTTATCCAGCGTGTTTCGGAGACCAGGCACATACATCAACTGCTCATCCGTAACCGGCAGCGTCGTCGCAATCTTCTGCATGTTGACCGTGCGTGCTGTGAAGGCGAGTGCCGACTCCGGCTTCACGGCGCCTTCTGTGACCGGCGCAGCATTGTTGGTGAACGTCGTTTCCTCCATGTAGCTGTAGACCTGAAGGTTCGACTCAGACTGCGGAATAAGGTCGGCCACGACGGGACGGCGCTGGGCGGATAGGACAACGCGCGAAGAACGCGGGTTTGCGGGTGCGTAGCCTGCCGAGGTGGTCATCAATGTCTTCAAGTCCACGTTGTCGAGAGTGAGCGAGAAATGCGACGACGGAGACGGTCGGAACGCCTTGAATTCCTCGCTCTCGGTCACGCGCTCGAACAGGCTCTTGACCTGATCCGCGAATCCGAGCGACTGCTTGTCCACCTCTTCGCGCGACGGCGGCGCGATGCGGGGATGGATCGCCTTCATTTCTTCGAGTTCGAGGGCGTTCTTGGTCGCCGCAATCACCATTTCGCGCTTCTGCTCGTAGGTTTTGCTCAACTCGTTCAGCGCGTCGTTGTGATTGTGGAAAACTTCCAAGACCGGGCCGGTGAGGGCTTTGAGTCCGCCCTGTTTGTCAATCCAGGTCTTGAATTCTTCGCGCTTGGTCGTCAGCGCGACGGTATCGTTGACCATCTCCTGCGCGACTCGGCTTTCGAGTTTTGCCAGTGTTTCGGGTTTCATACGGGAACTCCTTGCAGAGCGCAGGTCAGCCGCGCCTCTGTCTGCACGTAGGCTTGTAGTGCCGCATCGAGCGCGGCAGTGTCTGTTTGCCTGTCAGAGTCCCTCCGACCAAAGGCTTTGTATCCGCTTGCCGTGATTGCCAGCGCCTGCGATTTCGAGAATCCTGCCTCCCGCAAGAAGCTCTCGAAGTCACGCTCAGTGGCAATCAACGTTTTAGTACTACCGTCCGAGAGAGGCTTGTACGAAACAATCCTCTGCACTTTCGACGGCTCTCCGAACGTGGCAGTCAGGCCGTCGAGGACGTAGGTCGCTTCGTAGCAGCCGTCATCCTGACACCAGACCACCGTTTTGTCATACACGTCCTGAATCCAGGCGTAGAAATATTCATTTTCCTGCAAGCCCTCTTTAAGTTTGGTCATGAGGGCGCGTTGGAGGATTTCGCGCTTATTGTCCGTGGACAGCCCCGACGATTTACGCTCACTCTGGTAGGCTTGCAGGCTCTTGACGCAAGCCAGGGTACGCGGCTCCGCAGGTTCTGGCGTGAGCGAAGCGTCGAGTCCCAGAGGCCAGGTCAAAATCTTGTTCGCGCCATTGTCCTGCTCTTCACGGTCGACCAGATGCCCCGGAACACCCGAACTCCAACCCAGTTTGCCCTTCTTGGACATGCTGTAGAGATCGTCTACATACTGCTCGTACTTGTCGCGCCGGGCGAGCTGCGCCTCGATCCAGGTTCCAGCAGCCTTCGTCTCCAGGGTTCCATGTCCGAGTTTCGTCTTACCAATGGCCGCATCCAGCCCGTGATCGTACAGCACTCGGCTCTTCGTGGAGAATTCGAGGTCAAAGTCGGTCTCCGGCGTGAAGAAGTCGCGCTTCTGGGAGAGGTCGGTATTGTCTTTGTCGCCAAAAAGGACGAGGTAGCCCTTGAACTCCACGAGCTCTTTGGAGACTTCCCGCGCCTTGACTTCGCCGCCGAACATGATGAGCGTATCGTCCATCTCACTCTCCCTCTGTCAACTATCAAACAGTGTGTTCGCCTCGGTGGGTCGCGTCCCATGACTTGCGTCTTCGCTTTAACGCTTGCTGATCTTCTTGCATCCTCCGATACTTAATTCAGGCGAACACACCTCCATCAATCCTGCGCTTCCAACTGTGCCAATCGCCGCGCCGCCACTGGATCGCCCTGACGCGCATAGTACGCCACCTGGCTGCTCGGAACGCCCTCGATGGCCGGCTTCTTCCCCGGCCCGCCAATCCCCGGATAGTCCACCAACTCACTGCTCGTATAGCAAAGTCCGTGAGGATGGTCAGAAGGCACATCCTCCGGCAGATAGACCCCGCTCGGAAGGCCATCACTGCTCCCATTTGCCCACAGATCGCAGATGTCCGCACGCGGATGCGACAGCGATAGGTTCCAGCGCACTCCCGACAGAAACGGTTTCAGATTGCCCGACTCGTCCATCGTGGAGAGGATGTGCGCCTCCCGATGCGCCGTATTGATCTCCGTCCGCGCAATCCGCATCGCCTTATAGCGAGGATTGTCTGCCCCGGCTTTCGTGAGGCTCGTCTGCAACCGCGCCGCCAACTCTTTCGCGCTCACCTGCTCGGCCACGCCCTGCACGATGGTATCCTGCACGGTCTGCCGGGTCGCCGCGTCCAGGTTGTAGAGTCGGTCGGAGAGCTTCCATCCGTCCGACCAAACTCTGTTTGCAGCGCGTTCGACGGCATTCTGTGCGACGATCCCGAACTGTACCGAAGCCTGCGTTCCGTCCGAGAGCGTGACCGCGTGGGTCAACTCCGCCGCGAGACGATGATCGTTAGGCGTCTCCAGCATGCGCGCCGTTTTCGCCTCCCGCTCTGCCGCCGATTGCGCCATCTCCAGCATGGATACGTCGAGCATCTTGCCGTAGTCGGTCGCCAGGTTCGCCAGCGTGCTATCCAGATGCTGCAACAACTGCCGCAGATACGCCTGACCGATGATGTCTTTCTCCAGCATGTAGGAGGGCAAGGTAGATACCGCCATCACCACACTATCAATCGCGTCTCCGTAAACTTTCGAGAGCCTGCGGACGTTCTGTGCGGTCATGGAGAGTTGCCGCGCCCGCTCTTCGCGGAGGAGTTGCCGGTACTGAGCCGGGATGCTCGGCGCGATCTTCTTGACGGCGCCGGCGGTCATGCACTCGCTCCATGCAGCATCAGTTGCAACTCTGCGTCCACCCGCGCTGACCAATCCACCGGCACATTCTCAAAGTCGGGGTCGTCGTCGAGCAGGCTCTTGAGTGCCTTCTGCGCCTCGTCGAGTTTAGTGGACTGCTTGTCTTTCGCGGTCAATGTCTCTGCCACGCCCTGTACCGCCACGTCGCGATAGTAGACACCCTTATCCTCCGGCAATACCTTCAATCCCACAATGCTTTTCCAGGTAGCGCGGTCGTACAGGTTCGCCAGCCAATCCGCCAGTGCCCGCGCATGTAGTTTGTCGAGGTCGGGCTGCAACGGACGGATTTTCGTCACATCGTATTCCAGCACGTCGCCCGGCAAATACCCCGGCATTCGCGGCAACAGATCGAAGGCAATCTGACTGGCAATCAAATTCAGGAGTGGACAGCACGTCTCTTCCCAACCCTGCTGCCGCGCTTCTCCGGCGTTCGCTCTCGTCTTGTCTAGCCGGCTTACCAGGACATGAATGACCGCAGGCGGAACCCCAATGACGGCGCAAATATCGCTCTCTGGCCTATCCGGGATCGTATCAATCGCCATTTCCTGCGGCGAATTCTTCGGAAACTGCAACTTGATGTCGGCATTGACGGCCATCATGCCGCCGACTTTATCCCCGCCGTGCTTCTCATGCCACATGCGCGTGAACTCTTTGGGGTCAAAGTCAACCCCGCCGCCTCCGGGCGCATTCGTGGAAGCATTCGTCGCCAGGCCGCCAATCGCGCCATGATTTCGCATGATGTTCGCGGTGTAGTTCACGACCTGATCGAGCGTATAGCCCTGCCGCTTCAACGCCTTCCAGCCCGACAGACCGAGCGCCGGGTCATCCGGATCGAGTCCCATGCGGATGTGGATAACCTGATCGCGCTGCAAAATATCTGGGGTTCCACCGAGACCACTGTACTCATAGTAATCTATCAGGTTCCACGATCCGGGCAATCGGCGCGGTGTCACATATCTATGTGGCAACCATTTCAGTTCCGCTATCTGTCCTGCCCCATTCGTCTCGATACCGATGTAGGCATTCCCGTCCGCCAGCAACGAGAGCAGAACGCCATACATCAGCTCGGCGCCGGAATGGAACGGATTAGGCCGCGTCAGCCGTGTCGCCAGTGGATGCGCCGGAACGACTTGCATCTCTCCATCCGCGTCCGGTCGCAGAACGCGCGGCGGCGCTTGTGTGACGTTTTTGGCAATCCACAAATAGCAGGCCAGTGCGGTAGAGTTTCGCCAGAACTCTCCCGTGATCGAGTCCCAGTTGATGGCGCTTCCCACCGTGTAACCGAAGCGGGCGCTCGTGCGCGAGTCGAAATCGCTGATCCATATCGACTTGATGGCGTGCACGGTTTTTTGCAAGAAGTTCGGCATTTGTGAATTAGGCCATTTCCGCCATGCGTCGTTGTCCGGTTACCATCAGGGCTGTCAGCGCCCAGACCAGCGCGTCCATTCGGTCCGGGCTTTTCGCGCCGGGAACCCATTCGCACATCTGATCTTCCAAGTCGGGCAGCGTCCCCACGTGATGCACCCGGTTCTGCTCATAGAGTGCCGAGATCGGCTCTGCTCGCGTTTGCTTGCCCCGTGAGGCATGAACCGCCGTATAAGGCAGCGTCTGCCCGGCCTCTTTTGCGACACTGACAATCACGTACTCGACCATCGCGCCGCCGTTGTTGACCTCGGCCACGACCCGATCTGCGTGGTGGATGTTGTACGCCTTGAGGACTTCGCCGCCCCACACATTAGGGGAAGCGCGCACGCTGTAGTCGGCCAGCACGTAGGCATGAGGCAGCGCCCCTCCGGTCACACCCGCGACGATAATGCCCGTCTCTGCCGTCTTTTCATCCGCGTTCTGCTCATCCTTATCCGCCGCCTGCGGGTCAACCGCCACCACGATCCGCACCAGATCGGGATGATGGCGCACCCGGTTCGCCTCGATATTGGCACGGCTCCAGAGCGCGTCCGGGTTGTCATCCAGGATTTCGGCATTGAGTTCCTGCCGCCCCAGCCGCGTTCCCTCGTATTTGCGGATGACGCGGTTGATGTAAGGCACGGCGAGATTGTGCCGATTCTCGTCGGAGTGGCCTTTCGTGATAACCGCGTCTTCATCCGCAACAAGCGCTTTGATGATAGGAGTCGCTCTGGGCGTCGTCGAGATGCAGGCACGGGGTAACTCGCCTAATCGCAACCCCATCTCGATGTTATCCCAGGTCTCCTGCGCGAATTTCCATTTCGCCAGCTCATCCGCCCAGAGCCTGTGATGTTGCGGCCCGCGCAGTTGTCCCGGCTCATCTCCGGAGAACGTGGTTGCCGTCGCGCCGTTCGGCCAGGTGATACGGCGCTTACTCGGCTCATAGCGCGGGTAGAACCAGGGAGGGGAGCAGGCCAATAGACCACTCTCGCCTTCCACCATAACGTCGCGCACATCCGCCGCCGTCTGTCCTACCAGAGCGAATTTCTCGTACAGACCACTCTCTGCTTCGCGCCGTATCCACTCCGCACCGATGCGCGTTTTCCCGAAACCACGTCCCGCGAGAACTACCCAGAGCGTCCAATCCCCGACCGGCGCGAGCTGCTTATCACGCGCCCAAAACGGCCAGCGGTAAACGAGCTCTTCACGCTCCTCCTTCGTCAGGTTTCGCAGGAAGGCTTGCCGCTCCCAGTCGGGCAGCGAGGCCAGCCAGTTTGCTGTCAAGCGATTCTGCGATTCGGGAGTCGCGCACGTCAACGTCATGCTTTTCCGTCCACTGCCCCAACTCGCGGGCGGCTTGCTGCTCGGTCTGTCGCAGTTCGGAGAGCAGTCCCGCATCTACCGCAAACTCCTCCACGATCTGGAAATCCGCACCTTTCCCGATGCCCTTGAGTTGCTTCACGAGCAAGCCCGTCTTACCGCCCGGAATTTCCTGATTGCGCGGATCGTCAGCGCGCTCGATGATGACCTGCTGCATTCGTTCCCAGTCGGTATTGAGGCGACGGATGCGGTTGACCTTATCGGCAATCCCCTGTGTCATGATTGCCTGCCGCCAGGCTTCCCGATGCTCCGAAACACGCTTCACGAACTCCGGCACAGTTTTCCAGGTTGCCAACGTCTGCCTAGTTATGCCTACCTGCGCGGCAATAACCTCGTCTGCCAACTTATCATCTGCGACGAGTTTTGCGGCCTCTTCGCGCCGATTGTTCCATTGCCAGGTCTGCATAGTCCGTCAAATTCTGTAAGATTTTGTAAAGTGTTTCCAGGCCAAACAACAAAAAGCCCGCCGCCCCGTCACGATGGACAGGGAAGCGGGCTGTAATTCATTAGCCGCCGATATAAAGGTGAGCCGAGATCATGCTTGCGGTGAGACGATTTGAACGCCTCCCCTTCATTTTCAATCCAGCCACTGCCGATGCAGTGAGGCTTACGCCTACAGCACTCGACCGCAAGCAGGATAGCATACAAGATTACTATAACACGCTTAGGCCATGATTGTCAACGTCTGGTTGTATTCTATTTTCAGGATCGTTTTGCAGCGCGGGCATTTTCCACAGAGGGAGTGGACGCCAGGAGCGAGTTGCGCGATGGAGAGAGGCGACTCCATGTAGAGACGAAACGATACGAACCCGCTGGCGTTGGTACGCTCTTCGGCGAGTTTAGTGCGACAGCATGGGCATATGACCGTCTTCTGAATCACGCGTCTCCTCGTCGGTGTATCCGCAAATCTGATCGCTCCAACGCCTCCATGATGCGCTCCGTCATGTCGGCCAGCCGCTCGGCTTCCTCCGCGTCAGCAGTATTATCATAGTCGGCCTGTGCCCGTGCCAGGATGTCCTCCGGAGACTCCGGGTCATCATCCGGGATCAGAGTTGCGCCATCATTGGGGCAGACTTCGCGAACCTCTTCCGTGTTGATACCGACCGCGCCATCGGACGCCCGGAGGAGCCGCTTACTGAGGTGAAACCGACATTTCGGACATTTCCACTCGCCGTTGCTCATAGTGTCGCCTCCCTCACCAAAGTTTCTTTCCCACACGTAGGGCAGGCACATCCGCGCCACGAACCCTCTAGCGGACTGCTAGATAAAGCCGGATGGTAGGTTGTTTCCGACGCTTCCACCTCGAACTCTGCTCCACAGACCAAGCAGTGCCCCCGGTAAAGTATCGTTGGGATTTTGCCCTGTTTGATAATTTTCACCGTGCCACCTCCGGCATTTCGTTCCACTCGCGCCCGTCCAAGAGCCTGCCAGCGAGTTTCTTGCCGACTTTCTTGCAGGCGCAATCAGAATGCAGGCTGTCTTCATGCCAACCCTTCCCTATATCCCCCGTTTCTGGGTCAATGATGTCCAACCCATGCCCGTCCCATTCTTTGCCAGTCTGATCTATCCAGAACGGAGCCTGTCCTGCTTCCTCGAAGGGCAGATACTCGCCCCATTGTTTGAAGAAATATGGCACTTTCGCCGCCTGGCACTGATCGCGGATGGAACGCGCCCAGTCGGGATGCATCGGTCGCGCTCCGGCTCCCGACTCGCCGCCTACGATCACCCAGTGGATGCCAATCTCGCAGCGGCTGATGTAGACGGCGCGAGCAAGATTGCTGATTATCCGCTCTTGCCGTGCTTCCGTCATAGCATCAAAGCCAGCAGGTTTCTCGCAAACCTCTGCTCCCGCAGGTATCCATGCCCGTAACTCAACCGTCCCCAAAAGCGGCTCACAGGACAGAAACCGCACCACAGCCGGAACCTTGAGCAGATGCGGAATGCGCTCGTCGGCGGTCTGCTGGTTCTCGACCGAGGCTCCGAGCCAGACGTTGGGGAGATAGCCGTGCTCTAGTTTGTGCCACAGGCTTGCCAGCGTTGGGGTATATGTCACCCGCAGTACCCATTCTATGTTTTCAGGCCGCTTCGTCAACAGAAGCCAATCCAGGTGTGGAGTTTCCTCAATGAGAGCGAATAACCGTGCCCGTGCTTCGTGAACCGGCTTTCTGCTCTCTTCCGGCATGGTTTCATCACCCTCGAACACATCCGCCAACGACGCACAGAAGACGCGATGCCGCTCTCCTGCCGCTTCTGCTGCTTTGTTCCACTTGAGAGGCTGCTGCCAGTATTTCTCACTGGCAATCACCCGGCTGCCCTTCGGACCCCACACACCGAGCGTCTTCGGGTTCCTGCGGGACAGCGTTTCGGCATAGCAGTGTTTGCAGCCCTCGCTGACCTTCGTACAGCCGCGCCACATGTTAAAAGTGTGCCGGGTCCACTCGATCTTGCTATCTTCTCCCAAGTCCAAACTCCTCTCTCCTGCATAAAAATCTGCGAAAAAATCGGGTATATTCTTGTCAGCGTTGATTAGCCAGCCAGTTGCGCGCCTTGAACAGATCGCAGTCTCCGCAGCCGCCCTGGTGAGCCTGCTGCTGTGTCTTTTCCTTCAGCTGCTCCGGCGTAAATCGGGCACACTGCCGATATTGCCCCCAGCAGCCGGGAGGAGGCTGGTAGAGACCGTTTACCCAGTCCGACTCGTTGGCGAGGATGCAGGCTAACTCCGCTTTTCGCTCCCGGACAAGCGTCTTCGTCTCCTCCGTCAACTCCGCTCCGTTGACCTTGAATTGCCCGCGCTCGTCCAGCCAGAAACGGATGCGATTGAAGGTCAGGATTTTGAGCAGGTCATGTGATAGGGTCATCGTCATCCTCTTTGTAAGGCATCCTAAACCCTGTCTCTTTGTCTACTATTCCAGTTTCCCAGTTTCCCAGTTTCTCTAAGGGGGACTGGGAAACTGGGAAACTGGAATTAGGGTTAGTGACCGGCAAAACGCGAAATTCTGTCTTATTGTGCGCTCCGACTTTTTTCTCCACGATCCCGTCATCAAAGAGAGCGCGAAGGGCAGAATAAACAACATTTTTCCCGATACCTTCCTTCCGCATCGCCTCGACAAGATCGTCTGTACCGTGCCATTGCCCGCCAGCCAGGAAGCAGAACACATCCTCTTCGGCCTTATCTTTCTTTGTTGGCTTCGGCTCACTGGCGACACGCGCCGCTTTCCAGTCCGCAAACTTCACCCGCTCGAATCTGTCCTCTCCTGCCATCTGAAAGAAGAGAGACGCCTTGCCGGGTTCGAGGCGGTTCTTTATCATCTGAAGGCGGACGTGGTCGGTGCGGTCGTGCAGCTCGCCCGCGCCGTAATCGTCGTCGGTCTCCTCCGTCTCCCCGCGAACCCGCAGCATGAGGCCGACATCCGCCACGCCTAGCCGTGCTGTTGCGCCCCGCCCGAAGATGCTGGTCTGATCGCGCCCGGTGTGGTGGACATTCACCAGGGCCACATTCGTCCGCTTGCAGAGGCTCTTGAGCATCGTAAACTGCGCGGCGGCCTCTGCGTTGTCGTTTTCGTCCTTCGTTCCGAACAGGTTGATGATCGGGTCCAGGCACACCACGTCCAACTTCCGCTCTTCGATGATGCGCTCGAGGTCCGCAAAGCATTCCGGGCGCGTTAGATTGACGCCCTGGCCGTCGTGGAAGAGCAGCGCCTCCGGCTGTCCCTGTCCGATCCGGCGCAGTTTCCGGCTGCACAAGCCTGCTCTGCCCTTATCGAAGTTTCCCGCGTTCTCCGGGTCAATATAGAGCGTGGTGATAGGGCGTTTTAAGCCGAACGGAATGCCCCAGAGCGGCTCGTTGCGGGCGGCATGGATAAAGATGTTGTAGAGCAGGCTCGACTTCCCCGCGCCCGTCTCGCCGCAGATGTAGGTGAGCGCCCCTGGATAGATACCAAACCAGATGCGAGGGGTCTCCTCTTCATCCTCCGCAAACTCCGCTGCAGAAAGGATTCCTCTATCGAAAGGGCGAACCGATTCAGCAGGATTGATAATGGCTACTGTTCGTAGTCCGATCTCCACGCGCTCATGACCGTATCTTTGTGACAGCGTAAATAGCGCCTCATTGAGATAGTCATTGGGAGCCTCTTTCATGTAGGCGTTGGCATTCTGCCTGGCCTCTTTGTCATCCTGCATGGATTACCGCCCACCTCGCTAGATTTTGATTGACCCGCTTCACGCTCTCCGGACTGCCGCACACATTCGCCTGATGATCGAGGAGCAGCCGGATCGCCTCCTCGTCGAAGCCACACATAGCGCAGGAGGCCGCGATCTGCTTGCGTACAAGATGCCTCTGACCCTCCGGCGCCGGGTTCTGAATCTTCTGCACGGTCAAGGGAGGAAGCGGCAACACTTCTCCCGGCAGCCGCTCCCGCCAACCTGACGCCGGTGCAACAGGACACGGTTCGGCGGGCAGATTGGCACGCCACCAGGCCAGGGTAAAGGTCTCCTCCGCAGGCGCACATCGCAGCAGTCTGACCGGACGCGGCTGTGTCTCCCGCTTCAGGTTGAAGGTTCCCGGAACCCGCAGAATGGACGCCGTGTCCGCCCGGCTGCTGTCTGCGTGCGCCCCTGGTGGCGTTCCCCCTATGGCACGAACAAGACGCTTGAGCACCGCCTTAAATCGGTCGCAGGCGTCTCTGTCCGGGAGTTCCGTCTGTGCGGCCAGACGGAAGTAGCAATGCAGGCCGCCGCCCGACATGACGACCAGGTGGGGCTTAGGCAGGCCGCTGCGCTTCACCCGGCTTATAGCGGCCTCTACGCCTTCCTCCCCGCCGTCCACGTCACACCAGAGCCAGCAGGCAGAGGGAACGTCGTAGCGTCCCCCAGTGCAGCCCAGGCGCGGCAGCACGCCGACGTAGACCTCCCACTGGTGAGAGAGCGAGAGAGCCTGCCGGCCCGCCATCTCTAGCCGGTCGAGCGGATACCAGGAGCGCGGGCCAGTCCGAGGCGGCGTTCCATCCGAATGCGACTCGGTCAATCCGGACGTCTGCTCTGCCCTCCACTTCGGGCAGAGCGTTCTGATCTCACAGCGCAGGCGCGGATCGTCGTAGCCAGTAAATAGCGCGGAGAGAAAGGTTACGGCTTGCATCAGTACCCCCTCTCGATCTTGCGGGCGGTGTCACGGAGTCGGCGACCGAGTGCCTCAAAGGTGGCTCCGCGTTCGTACATCTCGATGATGTCGGCGGCCAGGCGCTGCCAGGGTACGGTATCGGACGCCGGCGACTGGTCCCGAAGTTTTCGATGGCGATTGGCATTGGTGCGTTCGCGACATTGCGTGCAGACGTTGTTGTAGCCGTCGGGATTGCGTTCGTTTTCCCCAAAGAGATAGAGAGCAATCGGTTTTTTGCAATGGATGCATATTTTCGTGCGAAGGGATGTGCTAGTCTCCATCAGAATATCTCCTGTGCCGGGGGGTCATGTCTCACCAGTCCCAGTTCTTACGGATGCCTTTTCCGTCGTCAACGAAGCGGTATCCTCGAAAGCCGGGCCATTCTGTGCGGTAGACACTGCTTTTTGTGTCGCATGACGGTGCAGGATCACCCGTGCCATCTCCGCAGGAGAGAGTCCCAGCATCTCCCCCTGTTGTGTCAGATAGGCGTTCGCTTCTGGTGTCAGACTGACCGCGATTCGTCGCATCATGTTCGTTCCTCTGGCTCACGCCGTCGCCTCCATCAGCCCCATTGCCTGTGCCTTGCGAAGCGCCTCCTCCCGCCCGTTCACGCCCCATTTTTTATAGAGGTTGCTCAGATGCGTAGAAATAGAGCCAGGGTGCAAGTTCAACTCTATTCCGATTTTGGCGTTGCTCTTGCCCTCGGCCACCAATCGGAGGATTTTATCCTGCATCGGACTCAGTCCCTTGTCATCGCGTTTTTGAGGTGGGGTAGGGGCAGGCGTCCCTTCCGGCGCTTCTCCCTCGCCGTCCTCGTAGTCGTCAATCGCGCTCTCGTCGAGGCTGTCTACCGCCGCCATAAGCGCGGACAGCCCGACCTCGGCTCTGACCGCATCTCTGGGTTTGAGGCGCATCTCGTCAATGACACTGGTGATGAATCGGCGGCATACCCGCACGTCCCAGCCGGTCATCCGCTGCACTTCTCTGGTGTCAATGCCCTTCCTGGCAGAAGTGCAGGAGTGGACGTATTCCCGCGCCCATTCCTCTGGAGTCTGCTCTTTGGCCTCTGCTGGCGGGCAGTCGGGCGCTGGCTGCGGCTCTACCAGCGCCGCGAGTTCGGCAAGCCCGGCCTCCTGCTGCTCCTGGATCACGCTCTCCGCGAGGGACTGGTAGGGTACGTGCGGCAGTTTGCCGGTGAAGAGCGCATCAGGCGGAACCGTGATGCAGTCCGGAGTCGGAAACAGGCGCGCCAGATAATCGTCCACGGCCATGCGGATAAGACGCGCGGTCGCTGAATCATCCAGATGGATGAGTATGTCGCCTACCTGACCCTCGACGATCTCCTGTAAAAGTTGTTGGTGTGTTGGTGTCATCACATACCTTCGTGTGGAAAAATCCGGTCTGCCCAAGTGTTCCCCGTTGAGCAGACCGGTCGGGCAACGTTCGCCCCAAGTATCATTCATGGACGGAGGGAGTAACGCCCTCCGCAGGACACACCAGCCCGCACGAAGACTCGAAGTCCCCCGTAGCGAATGTGTCCAGCGCAAGGGGCAGACGGTTCACGGCCTG